CCCCCGTTTTTATTTATCACAAATCGGCATCGTTTCCAAATGCCTCCTCTGCCGCGAGTGCCAGGTATCCGATGCCATCGACATATGAATCCAACTTTGGCTTGTGCCGGTTCCTAGCGATCTTCGCCAACGTGAACATCTCTGCCGCCTGGTACGGCTTCACCTCGACGCCCAGGTAAGCGGTGAACATCATCGCCATCGCTTGGAATGTGCTGTCGCCGTATTGCTCTCGCCGATCGCCGTTGATGAGGTCTTTCGCCTCTGCGATGACTTGATCTCTGATCTGTTTTTCCATCTGATTTTCTCCTACAAAAATTTCCTAAACTACAACTACAAACCCCTAAAGGGGATTTGTAGTTTTTGTAGTTGTTTACAAATGACTACAAATGACTACAAAAACTACAGATTCCAAAGGTTAAGTGTTTGTTTTCATTTGATATGTGCATTTGTAGTTTATCCGACCATTCCTTCCTTGGCTACAATCCACAAAAAACCCTCATTTCGCGCCATATATCCCGACTTCACCATCGATTTGACCGCCCCCGAATAGGCCGAATCAGGGTTGGATTTGTCGCTCAATTTACCCTTGGCGTGTTTCTTTAGGTCGGCCTCGGGGATGGCCCAGAACGCCCCAGGTGCCGGCCATCCGGTGCCGCCAGGGTTTGCCATTCCAACGCCATCGCTTCGCAACTGTTTGAACGCCTCGATCACCGCGATCTGATTGTCACCGCCTGGCCTCGATCGTTTGAGGTCATCCACATCGGCCTGGTCTGCGATCTCGATGAACGCCGTTGTCACCGGATCGCCATCCTCATCCTCGCCGAGTTCAAGAACGCCCAGGGTAAACCCGAGCGGTGGCTTTGGCTCCATGTCGCGCTGTTTGGTTGTCTTGACTAGCTTCAACCCGCCATCGGCCAGTTCAAGTTCGATCTCTGAATCCGAGGCCGCCCTAAGGCTCGAATGCCCCCTTGCACCGGCTGCGGTATCTTTTCCGGAATGGTGAACAACCATGATGTGTGCGCCGGTGAGATCACGCAACACATCGAGGTTGCCAATGAACCTGGTCATGTCTTCTGGCCCGTTTTCATTACCGCCGGCCATTGCCCTCGATAGCGTATCGACCACGATCATAGCGATCTCGCCTGATTTGGCGGTGATCTCTTTAATCAACTCGGACAACGCCGGCAAATCAACCTCTGCCCTCAATAGGTCGATCGGTGATGGCCTGACGTACAATGGCGCATCGGAAACGCCTTTGTTCTTTCTCAGCGCATAAACGCGGTTTTTGAACGCCTGACCGCCTTCGGTTGCCAGGTATAGCACCGGCCCACCTCGAACGCGGCAACCGTTCCATTCTTGATTTGCTGCAACTGCGAACGCCATATCCAGGCAAAAGAACGATTTGCCCACGTTCGATGGCCCATAGATCACCGACATCTGTGAACTGCCGAGCCATCCTTTAATCAAATAAGATGATTTCAAAACCGGCTCGGCATCTGCTAAGGTAAAAATGCGGTGCAGTTTGAACTGGTCTCCAGACCCATTGACAACTGCCATGCCGCTGGCCTCACCAGGCGCGTTTCCTCCCGATCCGCTTGGTGAGGTTTCATTTAGCGGCTCACCTTCCCAGGAACCCAGGATTGGCTTTAGAACTTGCGCTGCGGTTGGCCTGGCAGGATTTATTTCCTCGCCGTATTTTCTGACTGCATCGACGAAATCGCCGTTGTGTTCGTAATGGGCAAAGAGATCGAACGCATCGCCGGCGCAATATCCATCCTTGCCGCGCCCCAGGCCATTGTTGGCATCGGATGCCGAGAGGCTGACCCAATATTTGCCGAAATCCTTTGTGGCGAATGATCCGCTCGATTGATAGCGCGATTGATATTGATCGGACTGTCCGAGCCTGGCGTATTGATACCTCTCGAGCAACTCGGCCACCGTGTGACGCTCATTGAACGCATCAACAACGCTTTCGGTGTCCTGGTTCCCGAATGGGTCTTTGCGTTCCTCTGCGCGCTTCTTTGCCGCCTCGAGCGCCGCTTGCTCACGTTCCTGGTCGGCCAGGATGTTTTGATATTCCCGATCGGCCACATCGGACGTTTCCCAAACGAACGCGCTTGGCCCTTTGTGAACCTCGTATTCGTAAAAGTGAGGGATCGCCGCCGCGTTGCGTTTATCCATTGGAACATTCGGCAAATAGATACATTGCCCTGGCCTGGTTAAGGCTCGATCGCACTCGATGGCTCGATCGGCCATCATATCAAATAACGCGCGTTGAATTTCACTGTATCGACCGCCAGGAACATTGGCGCGAACGGGAATGATAAACCGCCACTTTCGGTTCTCGGCGGTTGATCCGGATGTCGAGTAGACCAGGAAATAGACATCACCGCAAACCTCGAGAATGGCTTTGATGATTTCGGCTTTTGCGTGATTGCCGGTGTCGATGTCGCCGGCGAGTGCAACGTAATCTCCGGCCTCACGTTGCCGATCGTGTGACCTGGCGTCGAAATCCCTATACGTTGAGAAAATCGCCCATTGGGATTGTTCTTTCGGCTTGGCCGATGGCGTCCTGGTTAGTCTTGCGACATCCTTGAGTTCGAGGTTTTGATACGTTTCGCCTGTTTTGATCTTTGTATCGTATGCCCCAAATCCGGTTAAAAATGTTTTTTCCATGCTTTTCACCTCTGTTTGGTGAGACCCAATTTGACGCTTGACACCGACGAAATCAACCCCGAATATAGCCGAGCAATATATTCACCATATATTGCGTGTGAATAGAAAAGGAATACAAATGCTAGTATCACAAACATCCGGCGATTATGAACTCGCCCCTGTCGGCGTATATCGCGCCGTTTGCACCCGCCTTTTGAACATGGGCATCCAGGAAACGAACTATGGTGACAAGCACCAAATTCACCTGGCTTTCGAGATCGATGAGAATATGGCGGATGGCCGCCCATTCTTGATGATGCAAAATTACACTGTTTCGCTGAATGAAAAGGCCAGGCTCCGCAAAGACCTCGAGGCATGGCGCGGCCGGTCATTCACTGCCGAGGAACTCGGCGGGTTCGATCTCAAAAGTGTTTTGGGGAAACCCTTGCAAATCTCGGTCGTTCACTCTGAGGATGGCAAATACGCAAACATCGGCGCGATGATGCCATTGGGTCGGGGTCAACAACCTTTGTCACCTTCCGGCGATATTCTATATATCAACTCGCTGCCCGAGGATAACAATTCGATCTAGTTGCTTTCCGAGCGGATGAAAGATCGGGTTGAGGCCGGATTGAACCGCTTCAAGGCTCAGATGGCCCCGATGTCGGTTCATCCTGATCCGATGCCCTCTGCCCCCGCTCCGGTGACTGCGCAGAACTTCCAGGCTCCACCATCACCCCCAGTACCGGCTGACCTGGACGATGAGATTCCATTTTAGATTTGCGGCTTGAATCTTGAATGGACGAACCCCGAGGATCTAATTGCCTCGGGGTTTTTTTATTTGCCCTTGAATGATTCCTCGATCGCCAGATCGACCAGGTATTCGGCGACCGATTCATATTTGCCCTCGAGGGTTTTGTTGATGACAAACTCCCAAACGTCAGGTGTCGCGCTCTTAGAAATACATGAACCGATCGATCCAATCGCCAATCGCATCGGATGAGTTAGTTTTGCAAATTCATTCATCACCAATCGACCGCCATGAACCGCTTGTGGATTTCCCGAACGCGCATCACATCATCCTGGCAATATTCTGCGATTTTGCCGTGTTCGCCATTGCGCCAGGCATCGGCAACCATCGACCCATCGAACCCGTCTTTGCCCTTGATGCCCATGATGTCGCATAATTCATCGAGCGCGACTGTTTTTCCGCCACCGGCCCACATTATCATCGTGTCTTTGAGGTTTTTGTCCCAGGGTTTCGGATCGCGCGGGAATGTTGTTCGCCCAGGCAATTTGACGCCCAGCGCGACTGCGCGTTTGCGTAGGAACCCAATGTCGAACCCGATGATGTTGTGACCGATCAGGGTTTGGGAATGGTATGGATCGAGGTCATTGAAAAACGCGGTCAACAATGGCTTTTCTTCCTCGAGGGTTGCGGCGTGAAAGCATTTGATCTCGCCATCGTTCTTTGCCCAGGCGATGGTGCAAATATGCCCTCGGCCACCATCGAACGATGATTTGTCGAACATATCTTGCGCGGCCGTTACTGCGCTCTCTGCGTACCATTTCTCGATCGACTCCGGTTTCTTGATCGATGCCGGTGGCTTCACTTTGCCCAGGCATCGCTCGAGATACGCCGGCGATTGGCTTGGTATTGTTTCCAGGTCGAAATAAACGAAAGTTTCCATGTTATAGTTATCCATTGCTGATTCTTTCCGCTGACATAATTTCCCGCGCCACAAACGCAAATGATTCGAGGTTCATGAATACCAGGTCATCCTCATTGTATTCGACGCCGTTCATTGCGCCGATGGCTTCCCAACTGACCGCGACCCATATCGGTTGCCTGTCGAACTTATAGATCACGCATGGCAACTTGCCGTGCGCCTCTGCCGCGCTTTTGGATTGCTTCCACCAGGCCGGCATAAATGATCCGCCTTTGTATCGTTTGCACTCGATCGAGAATGGCCAGGATTGCAACCTGGTCACAAGATCGGGTTGATTCGCCTGGCGTTGCTGCTCGAATGGGTTTCGATCGAACCGAATGCCCAATAAATCCTCTAATTCTTTTGCGACTAATCGCTCAAATGAGGAACCTTTTGTTTTTGGATTAACCATCTTTCTCATTGCCTTCATCGATTACCGGCTGATAATCAGGCAGGTTGATCCCGTATTGCCGCAAACCTTCAATCAGAAATTGTTCCGAGTGAACGTTCATCGGAACGCGCGTGTCTTTTTTCAGCTTCTTCATTGATTGTATCACATCCTCGCGGATGCTGATTAGGAAATTCTTGTATGCCATCGGGTTTGCTCCACTATATATGGCCCCAACTTATCAAACATATGCGCGAGGTCAACAATAGTCGTTGACGAATATATCTCCCACCTATATTCTCACCCCATCAACTGAATAAGGATTGAATAAAATGACAAAGTTCCAGCAACTCAAACGCATGATCGAGCAACTCGAAAGTGATCTCGGCATTTGGGGTGACATCCTCGGTGCCATTGCCCTTTTCGGCACATTGTTTGCCATCCTGGTCATGGTGCCGTGATGAGAGCCTCAACGATAATCGGTGGCGCGTCCGATAAAAACAAACGCAATGAGTCTGATTTCTATGCAACGCCATCGGAATGCACGATCGCATTGATCGATGCCTTGCCGGATACGTTCTGGAAAAACAAAATCATCTGGGAACCGGCTTGCGGTGATGGCGCAATCTCCAAGGTTTTCCTGGATCGTGGTTTTTCGGTTGAATCGACCGACCTTTACGATCGAGGTTTTGGAACGCCTGGCCAAAACTTTTTAACCGACAACCACCCTGAGTTCGATATGATCGTCACGAATCCACCATTCAACATTTCTGTGGATTTCATCGAACGATCCAGGATGTTTGGCGTCCCATTCGCAATGTTGCTGAAAGCTACATATTGGAACGCCGGTCGCCGGCTTGAATTGTTCAAGAGAACTGGCCCTCGATATGTGATGCCCCTGTCTTGGCGTCCCGCAATGTCCCCAGAGCGCGGCAAAAGTGCGACAATGGATTTTGCCTGGACGGTTTGGTGGCCAGAGCCATCGTCATTGTGCGAGTTCGAAATCCTGGAAAGGCCATAAATATGTTTTTCAAATGCAAACCAACCCCGCGATCAATAAAGATCAACCCCCACATCGCGCCGGGATATATGCTTTATGACGCCGCCTCTGCGCTGCCCTCTGAGCAACTGTGCAACGCGATTTACACTGCGATCGCTGACAAACCCGATGTGAACCCCGATCATCTTGAGAAACTCGCCAACCGGCTTGGACGCCTGGCGCATGAAAGGAACCGTTAAAATGGATTTATTCACTCAAACCAAAACCCGCAAAGATGAACTCGAGGATGCGGCCAAAGAGTTCCATGAGGCTCATCCCCAGGTTTGGCGGTTGTTCGTTAAATTCACCCGCGAAATGGTCTCTCGAGGTTTTAACAATTATTCGACCAACGCCATATTCGAACGCATCCGGTGGGAAACAGACCAGGCCGATGATGAGGGTCGATCGACGTTTAAGTTGAACAACAATCACCGGCCATATTATGCTCGATGGTACATGAATACATTTCCCGAGCATCGCGGCTTTTTCCGTATTCGGGCGATGACCAGCGAAAACGAACCGGCGAAAGATTTGCCGGAACTTACCCCAAAGGATTTTCCATATGTCGTTAAATGATATGACGATAGCGATAAACCAAAACGCCCAATCTCAGCGCCAACTCGATTCCCTCAATCGCCGATATGCCGCCGCGCAATCCAAACTTGCGGTGCAGCGCAATGAGATCGCCAGGCTGACACAAAAACTCGAGGCTGCGACAAAGCACAAATTGGAATTGCTCGATGAACTCAAATGGTTGAGAGGTGAAAAATGACAACGATCAGGCGGGACGCCACCGGCATATGGGTTTCACATGGCAACGACATCTGGATCGAGGCCGAGAATTGCCGCGATTGCGATGGCTGGGGTGAGGTCGAGATCGACGTTTACAAACCCCAAAGTTTCAACCGCGATATTGGATATATCGACACCGCGATGGGCAGTTGCGAGGGATGCGATGGCCTCGGCGTAAAAGCAAAGGAATATGACGATGAGTGATAAAGTGCAAAAAAAGGTTTATGGATCGCCGGTGGTGGCTTCCGGTTTTTGGGTTGGCTTTGCCCTGTTGATGATTTTCTTTTGGGGTGAACCCGATCTGAGAGGGTCTTTGGTTGAGTTTTTACAGGAAAAAAGGTATAATTAAACTTCCATGCAAGCACACCATGCTCAACTCACCCTGCCCATCGTGGCAGGGTTTTTCTTTAGGCTCTTGAGTATTTCCGTCACCAGGATCAAACGATCCTTTTCCGGCAACCAAACATGGGCAATCAGGATGCCATCCGAGGTGATCGTGAGTTCACCCTTTCTCGACATCCCGACCTCGATCATATCATTTCAAGAGCGGTTTCGAGGGTTTCTTTGTTCCGCCGCGTCCAACCCTTGCCGAATGTGTCGAACGTCTTGAGCCGCTCATAGAAATTTTGCCTGGCATGATAAACCCACTCGATCAAATCCTTTGGCTCATTGTTTGCGATCGATCTAAGGGTCATCGGCCCGATCTTTCCATCCTGTGATGCCCCTGCCGCCTTCTGTAGCGCCTTCGCTGCCCTGGACGGTCCGGAGTTCACAGCCCAATCATAAACCGCCCAATCGAGACCAGATGGCAACTCATCTCCTCTTATGGCGTCCCAATACCGAGCCTTGTAGATCGGCGCGACATCCTCAACCGTGAGTTCCTTGATCTCATCGATCGACACCGAATGCCCGATCCAGGTTTCATATGTCTTTTTCGTGACCCCGAGGTTTGTTGCCCCGCCTGGATCACGCGGGTGATTTACGAAACCGCCTTCGTGCTTCAATAGCATCTCGAGGCATTTATCAAAATTCTGTTTCATCCTTACATTCCTTCGATGATGAACTTTAGATTTTCGTGGTCTGGATAAGTGACGATTTTCTGACCTTCCGGACATTTATATTTCACCTGGCCGAGCAAGGTTGCCTCGCCAACGGCCACTTTGTGAACATCCATTTCCTGGATAAAAACGTAATATCCGAACCGATCGATTTTATCACTTGCCGGCCCCGAGAACTTTGTGACCGATGGCGTTGCAGGGAATACAACAAAATCGGAATCTCTGATCTCGACCGTGAACCCCGTGACCTCGCAATCATCGCGCAACTTTTGCCTGGCGACAACAACCTTGAAACCATCCTCGATCATGCCATCGCTGATTTCAAAATGCTCCGCTGACCATTCCAGGATCGGCCGATCGAATAGACCCCATCCGAGTTTGCCGGATAAAGTAACGCCACCGGAAACCGCCGCAATAACTGCGCCGGCCACTCCGACCGTTTTCTTTATGAGGTCAAAATCGAAATCCATCCTATTTGATGCCCTTCGACTTTTCGAAACTGCGCATTCCGCCCAGGCCCAAAAGACCCATCAACACCGGCATCATTGTCGAAACATCCGCTTGCGGCACGATGAATCCGAAACCGGCGGCAATCGGTGAAATCAGGAAATTCACGCCGAACCCCAACGCGCAAACCCACCCAACGGCCGGACGCCATCCGCCTCTGAATGTCCCCGCCGATGCCTCGGCTTTGTTTACACTGATTTGCGCCAACGCAATTTCTTGCGCGTGACGCTCGGACATTGTGGCGATTTCATGAGCCAACGCTGCCTTTTGGTCTTTGTCCTGGATGAACTTGCCCAGGATGTCGCTTACTGGTTCGATCAATTTATCAATCATTTCGAAACCCTTCTTTTCCCAAAAAACTCTCTGCGATCTTTCGATCTCGAGTGATTATAACAACAAAACCCCGTTCCGAATAGACCGCCCACTTCATCTGTCCGATTTGCAGCATTCTCATTCACCACTTCCCTTGCCCCTTCCCAATGAGCCAAAGAGCGATGGCCAATCCAACCAGGCCAACAAGAACGGCAACAATGCCGGCCGTCCACTCGAGAATCTTTTGTTTTTTCTTTTCCGCCGCCACCGCTTGCGCTCTGCGTTTCTTTCGCGCCTCTGCCTCGAACCGAACGAAATCATCTTTCAACCCTGGCCGGCCATATAGCTGCAACGCCTGGATCAATTCCTTGCGTTGCTCTCGGATTTGCTCGAGCGCCATAAATTCTTCGAAATCGTTTGTGTCTTTGCCGGCGAGTTGAGACCAGATAGAACTTTTCTTTCGGTCGCCCCTGGCTTTGATTTGTTCCTCGGCCCCGATCATATCGCCGATCGAGTTGGCACAAGACATAATATCACGACCCGCGTTGATCGTGGCTTTTACCGTGGCAAATGCGGCATTGAACGCGGCAAGTTCAGCGATCATTTGTTGACCCTTACAATTCAAACGCGCCGCCGCGAGTGAATTATAGCATGGTCAGGGTGCGGTTGATAGGGATCAGACCATCACAAATCTGGCGGCACAATGGACATCGGGGTGAACAACGTACCGTTTATCGTACCACTGCCCGTTCTTGCCGCCAGGTTCTCCGCAATCGTAATAACAGGCTTTATAAAACCTGGCCCCATAGCCGTTGATGAAAGTGTGACCAAAACCAACAAAGACCAGGACGCAAAGCATATCAGCCCATTTTTATCAGGATCGATGCCAACATCAAAACGATGGCACCGGCGACCGAAATCATGATGGTTTCAATCCGTTTGATGCGGATGATGGTCTCGCGCCACCGTTCATCGACCTGGGTTTCGACTCGAGTGACGCGAGGTTCCAAATCATCAATCCGCTTGTGTGCTTCGGTCGCCGTTCTTGCCATAGGCCATCACTCTCATTCTTCGTTCGAATCGGCCAGGGATTCATTCAGCATTTCCATAAACGCGCCGTGACCCACTTGCAGTTGGTCGAGGTTAAATTGAGCCGATCCAATTTTACGCTCGAGATCAGCAAGATGGTTGACCATCCCCTTTTGTTGATCTGTCAAATCATCCGCGTTGTATTCAGTGCCGTTGATCGTGATGGTTTTTGTTTGTTTCTCGGCCATCGTGATCTCCTTTTGTTTTGAGTTCAAATTACCACGGCAGGGATTCTGCGGTGGGGGTTACAGGAGGGTTAATCATAGAGTTGATTTGCCCGTCCACATTCGCTTGATAGTTGGCAATGCCGTCTGCGCCAAGGTCATCTTGCACCCAACCTAAAACCTGAGCTTCTGTCAAATCGGCATATGGTGTGAAGGTGTCGCCCTCAACTTGAGCTTTTTTAGTGTCACCGTCAATACTGGCGGTATGAGTGCCATCTGTGCCTGTCAGTTTCCAGCGCACGTTGACAACAAAGTCCGGCTCTGGCGTTGGCATTGTGGACATTCCTTCGATTGTCCATGTGTATGTAATAGCCATGTCTTTCTCCTTTTCTGACTGGTTACGGTTAAGCGTTTTCTAGGGCAGTGATCCGTGCCTCTAGGGTTTCAATCTTAGTGATGGCTTCTTGCAGTGCGGCAGTGAGGATAGGAATAAGTTTAGCCAAATCCACTGTTTGCGGAACTATACCATTTTCATCTACTGCGTCTTTGT